CAGAAACATAGGTCAACTCATTGATTGTTTGTTCACGCAACTTGCCTGGGTCAACATCAGTAAATTCAATACCAGAATCAGACCACTTCTGCCATTGGGTTTCTACATCATCTTTCGGGTCAAAACTATACGCCATTCAATATCTCATTCATTCTTTTTTCAAAATTTTCGTAGTACCATGATTTAGGTTTCATCGTATTACGGACATAATAATCTTCAATTGCAGGAAACATCTTATCTACATCCTGCATTTTCTCATACAGTTCTTCAACTGATTCAACTCTCTGCCATTGGTCAGCTACAAGTGTATTATTACAGTCATAGTTCTTCCAAACAAATGGAAGAATACCGCAGGCAATGGCTTCGTGGTATCTACTTGTTGTTGCGGCAGGATCCAACCAATTAAAGCAGAGAGTTGATTTCGCACCAGTTAAATCATTTAACAGATTATACATCGAATCTATCTTCTTGTTGGGCACAATTGAATTATATTTGCCAATAAAATAAGACTTCAACTTGTTTTCTTTTTTGATTTGTTTGAATACCAGGTGTCTTTCGTCACCCGATTCAATGTTATCAATGAGTTTGCGTTTATCGCAACCCCAATAAATGAAATCATATTCTCTTTCCCAATCATCAAACAATCGCATCGGCATGTTCTCTTTGATAAAGTGATACTTCATGCCGTGTAGACCACCAGGCAAATCCATCTCATCAAAGATAGAAAACTTACCAATAGGTTGGTCTTTGAATGTTCTTGTGCGATACAGTTCTTCGTTATCAGCACGGTCACTACGCATTAGAATGACATGTTTGTTTGCCAAATGTTCACCAATTTGATGAATAAATTCGTCAGACCTTTCTTTGTGTCTTGGGTCAACATACCCTTTGATGTGTTGAAAGAATTCATTCTCACTAGGAATGATTACAACATCTGCATCAATGATATCGTCTAACTTCTTACGATTGGCGGCACCCCATCCAAAATTGCACACACCATAAGTGTGCTGAGAATTCTTAGAGATATACTCTTTGTATAACTCATAAAAAGAATCCATGATATCATGGAGTGGAGTTTTGTAATTTGTGCCGCTTCGCAGGCGAGTAATCGTTAATTTCATTTCTTTTTGTGACGAGTAATTTTCTTAATAACTTTGTCTTGTTTTTTTCTTGCCATTTGTAGTGCAACAGGACCTACATGGTCGGTCATACGAACACCGTTCATGTGGTCAAGTTCGTGTTGAAAACATCTTGCAGTTACACCTTCCATACGCATTTGTTTTAGTTCACCTGTTTCGGTGGAAAACTCAACATCAATCCAATCTGGTCTGTCAATCTTAACATACAAACCAGGATAAGAGAGGCAACCTTCACTCTCTTTAATTGTTGACGGTGATTTACCTACAATGCGAGGGTTGATACATGCAATTTGAAACTGGTCTGTACCGATAACAAATACTCTTTCAAATACACCACATTGATTTGCCGACAGTCCGATGCCGCCATATAGTTTCATGGTCATCTTCAATCGTTTAACTAACAAGTCCATAATTGGATTTGGTAATGCAGATTTGTATTCAGGAATTTGCACCTTTAACATCGGATGATTTTCATCATACAAAGGCAATGGGTTTACCTGAACTTGTTGTGATGGTGCAGATAAACCCGCACCTGTATCAATTACTAAAGTTTCACTCATTTCATTATCCTTGAAAAGTTTTTCTCTTTGACAAAACGAATCACATTGGCAAATTTATCTTGCAAGATATCACCTTTATGTGAAATTACAAATAGGTTTACACCTTCTAACATATGTAGGATTTTCATTAGTTCTTCTGTGCCATTGGCATCTAATGAAGAATCAAATGTTTCATCCAGAATCAACAGATTAGTGTTTGATGAATTTTTCAACTTGGCAACTGCACGCCATGTCAACATCAATGCCATATCAATTCGTTGTTTCTCACCTTCAGAAAAGTTATTGTATGTAAACTCATCTCTATGGCGAGACTTGATTGTTTCTTTAAACGATTCATCCAAATTGAAGTTCACAAAGAAATCTAACGATGCCAAATATTTGTTGACCAGTTTGTTGATGACTGGCAAGTATTGTTTGACAATCTTCGTTTTAATACCAGTATCTTTCAACAGATTACCCGCAACTTCAAAGTATGTTCGTTCATCAATGAGCGTCTTTAAATTGCGCTTTAATTCGTTTAAACTGTCAGATATGTCGCTTAATTCTTTTTCTTCTTTGTCAGATACCGTTTTAGAATTCTTCAATTCTTCTACCAACTTTTGCAAACGAGCAATCATCTTATTTGTTTCGGTGATTGTCGTATTCAATGTGGCAATTTCAACTTGTTTCTTTTGCAGTTCTTTTTGTTTCTCTGCAATCTCATTCAGTTTTTCTTGTTCTGCATTTAGTTTTTGTTCAAGTTGTGTGAGTCCATGTTCACATTCTGTAACTTTGGTAGAAAGATTGGCAAGTTCTTCCTCTTTAAACTCCATGGCAATGGTTTGCCTACATGTTGGACAATTATCATGCGATTCAAAGAAACCGATATCCTTACGAAATTTGGATAAGTTGCTTTCAATTTGCGATTCAAGTTTTGTAATCTTCTTGACCTTAGTTTCAGTTTCAATCTTATTTGCCACAATGGTATGCAACGATTCAACCTCTGCTGATAAGATGCTAACATTGGCGAGTAAGGTGGATACGGTATCGCTATGACTTTGAATCTCTGCATCATATTCTTTTACCTTGTCATCATTGTTTTGTTTTAATTCTTCAATATGCTTTTTCTGCATATCAAACTTCTGTTGGTTCAAATCAATTTCATGTTTCTTGTTTGCAATCAAATCTTTGTTGTTACTCAATCGGTCTTTGACCAAAGAGTTCATGGTAGAAAAGATTTGAATGTCGAGCAAGTCCTCGATAATCTCTCTGCGGTCTGCCGCTTTGAGTTGCATGAAAGGTGTGAATGATGCGGAACCTAGAATTACAATCTGTGTAAAAGATTTGTAATTGAGTTTGAGAATAAACTTCTCTAGGTATTCTTGGTAGTCTCTGACTGCCGCTTCTTGATTGACAAGTTCACCATTGCAGTAGATTTCAAAGATGTTTGGTTTGATACCTCTTACAATCTTGTAAGACTTATTGCCTGTATCAAACTCAATCTCAACCACACAATCTTTGTTATTGATTGAGTTCAGTAATTGAGGTTTGTTAATATCACGGAACGGTTTGCCAAATAGACCAAAGCACAACGCATCAAGCATCGTGCTTTTTCCTGAACCGTTTTCACCAACAACCAATGTGTTGGTATTATTTGACAGATTGATTTCTGTGAAATAATTTCCGGTGCTTAGTAAATTTTTCCAACGAACATATCGAAATAGTATCATTCAGCCACTTCAGTATTCAATGCTTCAACATATAGTTCACGCATTAATGATTTTAGTTTTTCAGGTTCAACATCAAGTGATAGGTTGTCAATATACTTAGATAGTATTGTCATCGTATCTTCTGCTTGGTCAATGATATCTTGGTCATCATCAATCAAGGTATCAGTAAAGTCCTCAACAATCGATAAGTCAGATACACCTGCCTTGTATAAATTATCTACAACATGGTCGAACAAATAAGGATTCTGTTTGTTTAGTACCACAACTTTAACATAACATTCTTTCAATTTGGCAAAGTCAAATTCTTTCCAATCTTCAAATGTTTTAGACCCGTCATCATAATTTACTTTATGAAACATTGAATATGGGTTTTGAACAAAAGTCATTTCACGACTATCGGTATCAAAGATATGAAAACCTTTCGGGTCGTTCCAATCTGCCCATGTCATTTCATAAGGTGTGCCAACATAGGTAATATTACCATCTGTTGATTTATGATGAAAGTGTCCAGTTAAAACAACATCATACTTTGTTAATAGTTTTTTGTCAAGGCCTGTATCGCAAACATTACCTCTGTCCATTTCAAAACCGGCAATCTCAAAATGACCAAAACAAATCTGTGCCTTTGATTCTTTCATTCGGTCAAATATTGCATCGACATTATCATCACAAATCCAAGGCACCACATCAATTTCAACACCATCAAACTCTACTGTATCAAACTCATCGTAGTATTCAATGTTGTTGTATTCATTTAAAAGCAAACCAGTTGAATTTACCTCTAATGTGTTTTTAAATGCCACATCATGGTTACCAAGAAGTGTGTGAACTTTGATGCCGAGTGTTTCGCATTTATCAAAGAAATATTTACGGCACAAATAAAGAGTATTGAAGTTGATAAACTTTCTGCGGTCGAACAAGTCGCCCATTTGAAAGATTACTTTGATATCGTTTTGTTGTAGATAAGGAAAAAACACCTCATCATAAAATCTTTGGAAGTATTTGTGAAAGTCTAACGAATCACCTCGAGCACCGAAGTGTGTGTCACCCAATATGCATAATTTCATAACTGTTTTTTATAGTGTTCTATCTGGTCTTTCAGTTGTAGTCTTTGTTTTTTCATAACTTCTAATTGAAAATCAGAATATGTACCTACTTTTTCCAAATTGTCAATCGTTTTGTTAATTGTTTTGTGTCTATCTTCAAGAACTTTAAGATGATGTTCCAACTTTAACTTATCCATTCTAACTCCTTTTTAAAAGGTTGTCAACACTATTCAGGCAAATCTTCTTCCATAAACTTTTCAAGTCCTTTTGTTTTGCCTTCTTTTTTCTTTCGTTTGTTTTCTTCAAAGGTATGAATGAACTCAGATATGTTGTCATACAGTTGGAACTGTTTCATGTTACCATCTGAATCTTCAAACATTTCAAATTCATCCAAGATACCAAATTGTTCTGTTGCTTTGTATTTGACATACAGTTGTTTCTTCTCTTTCATAATACGGCGAAGAAATGCGTAGTAGATGATTTGTGTAAAGTAGGCAAATGGGTTCTTTGATTTGTCAGGGTCAAAGTTTCTGAAATACATTAGGCAGTTTTCAATGCCATCTGCAATCATTTCATCACGGAAAGAATACGATATGAAGTTTGGTTTGCGAGACAAGTGGTCTGCAATTTTATAGAAACACTCTCCAATGTAGTTTGGAATCTGTGGATCCTCTTTGCCATCTTTTTTTGCTGTCGCACATTTATCACGATAGTCAATTAGAGCCGATAAGAAATCGGCATTGTTTACATAATGTTTAGTCGCTTTAGTCATATTATTTACCTGTTTAACTGTTGACAAAAGGCTTGACACAGCGTATCATCACGGTGTTCCCTTTGAAAATTAATGTATGTTGTGATTCTTCTTTTCTCTAAGTAATTCAAATAATTCTTCTGAATCAAGTTCTTCTTCATCTTCTTCCTCATCATCATATTCTTCATTGAAGTCTCTTTTTTCTTCCATTCGTTTCTGTGCTTCAGACACAACACTACCGTAATAACGAACTAAATCATCTTTCGGTTCAATGATTGTAAGAATGTCTGTCGCATATACAATCGCATTGTTCTCTTTAATGATTTCAATTGGCAACCAAGGCATCATCATCATTACAGTTTGACCTGTAGGCACTCTCTTAAAGATAATGTGCATCGGGTTATCTAACATGATGGTGTCATTTTCTTCATCTTGTATGATATCTGCCATGATATCTTCACCGCTTTGCAATCTAACGATTTTGATATTATTATTAGGTGTTAGTTCCATTTTTCAATTCTATGTTATAAAACTTGTAGTTGAACTTTTCTTCATCGTATATTTTAACACGCTCGATGAAATGTTTCAATGTGTAATTGGCATATTTGCCTACACGAAAATCATCGACTATATCGAATAGTGTTGCTTCAGTTTTATTTTCACCTATACGAAGTCCACGACCAATAGACTGCAAATTACGAACCCTTGACTTAGAAGGACTTGCAAAGATGATGTTGTGTAAATTGCGAATGTTAACGCCAGTAGAAAAAGTGCCATAAGATGCCACAATAATGGCGTCTTTTTCTTTTTCAGTAATTGAACGAACTGATTCCCTAATTTCAACATCCGTACCACCAAAGACGAAAAACACATGCCTATTTTTGGCATGTTCTTTAATATTGGCATACAAATCTTTTCCGTGCTTCTCTACAAATTGGAACAAAATAAGAGAGTTGCCATCTAGTGATAGCGATAGGTTGCGGATAAAATCGTTTCGTGCTTTGTTCTGCACTATGTAATCGATTTCTGTATTGTAGTCCCATTCTTTTGCCATCTTGCATATTGCCTCTGAATATTTTAGAATGAGACATTTGATTTTAAAATCTGCAAGTTGACCCTTTTCAATGAGTTCTGATGTAGATGTGGCTTTGTAAACAGGTCCAAACAAACCTTCTAATACAAGTCGGTGTGTTTGTGTACCATCTAAAGTACCTGTTGTTCCTATTCTATATTTAGCGTTAGTGCAACCTGAAAGAATAGTTGTC